CGATCGATGTCGCCATATCCGCCAGACCGCCCTCGAACGCCTGAAGCGTCTGGGAGACGAGCCCTGCCATCCTTGCCTGCGCCGCCTCGGTTTCTATGAGACGCCCCTTGCGCGCCTCCTCCTCTTCGGCCGCCTTGCGGTTCGCGAACTGCGCACTGCGCAGCCGCTCGCGCTTGATCTGCGCCTCGACCGACATGTCGCGATCGCCCGCTTCAGCCGATCCGGCCTGCTCGTCCGTTTCAGCAAACAGCGAGCCCCCAGATCTCAATGCCGACCGCTCACACATCGCGCCCGGGACAATCGAGGTTCGCGCGTCAATTCCGTTTCCGATTTGCTGTCCGATGTCGAGCCGCTCGCGCAGCTGCGCCATGGCAATCTCGACCCGGATCTTCACGCCGCGATCCGACGGCACCAGCGCCTCCCCGCTGATCTTGCCGTCCTTCACATACCGCGTGACCTGACTGCGATGCACCCCGCGCAGACGCGCGAACTCCGCAGCCGACACAGCACGGTCGTCTGCTGGCACGGTCTGCGTTGCCATCGTCAATCGCCTCGGTGTTGCGGATGTGTTGAGTTTGGCGCCCGGTGTTGCGCCCTGTCTGTTGCGTTTGTTGCGGCTTTGATTTGGCCGTCAGACTGGCGGACCCAAACGCTAAGTCCGCCCGTATTGGTTTTGGCCCGAGTACGGTCCCTAAACCTGTTCGAAGGTCATCCTGTGATGCCGCGCCCTACCACCAGCGGTCGCACACATCTCGTTCGATCAAAACTTCGGCGACATCCCGACCATCTGGCAGATAACAGGTCCCAACCTCCCGGTCATACGACTTGCGACCTTCCAGTTCGCAACTCAGAACCTTTTCCGAGACCAGCTGACGCATAACATGCGTCGCGACCTGCCCCTTTTTTGTGAAGCGTTCAGCACAGTCCAGGTCGGCAATCCGAATGGCAACGCTGCCTATTTCGATCGTGTCGCCATCGCGCACATGAGTGACCCGACCCTGAATAATCTCACGCTCGGGCAACCAACTGAGAGCAACGGAACGCAAGTTTACCAGCCGCTCTCCGATCGGGATCTCCGACCAATAGGCAAGGCCCAGAAGGAAACCCAGGATCGCGACACCTGTGGTGAAAAACAGAAGCATGAACACATGGCGCCTTGGCCTACGATACGGAACAACAACGCGTTCGCGCCGAAAGCGTCGTCGCCGACCGTACTGCACGTTCCGATCTCCAGTTTCTTTCATCCGCGATAAGCACGAAAAAACCCCGGTCGCTGGCGGCGCCGGGGTTCTGTCACTCTTGTCCATGCGTGTTGTATGTCAAACGAAAGGTTGTCGTCAACACCTATCGTGCGAGACCGCCCTCAGAACGCGCGGAGCGGCCCGTGTGCCAGCCTCCCATGGACGCGCGGGGCGGATCGTGTCTCGGACCTCATGCGCCTTCAAAGCACCTGCGAGATCCTCGACCAGCATGGCAAGCGCCGCATGCCAGACCTCATAATCGGCCCGCGCCACCAGTGCCGGAACAGGGTCGGGCGCCAGGCAAAACTTGCGATAGGCGCCCCGCTTCGCCCGCTTCTTGTACTTGTCCCAACCGTCGGCATCCTCATAGCTGTGCTCGACCGAATTGCCGAACGCATCGTCATACCGCTCCACCTTGCGGCGGAACCACAGCGGCCCGCCGTTCGGACCACGGATCTCGCGCATCTCGGGCGCATCGCATTGCCAGTCCGGACAGCCGCCCATGATCGCATGGTGCCGCACCAGCGCGCCCGCCCCCTTGCGCAACACCCGCCGCCCGTCGCCGGTGACCCGTGTCAGTCGGTCGAGCGCCACCGCCACCGCCTGGGCGCCGAGATCGCCGAACGCACCAAGCTCGTCCATCGGCGACCAGTCGTTCGGCAGGTCGAGGTCAAACCCGTCGAGCGCGACCACCGCCCGATGAACCGCCAACGCATCGACATGCGGTCCGCTATCGTCCAAAGCAAACGTCGGCACCACGCCATAGGCATTCGTGCGGTCGATCATCGTCAGCAGTTCGGAGTATCGGGCAATCGCATCCCAGCCACCGGCCACGACGGGCGCAATCCCGCCACCGCCGACCGCCTTGGGCAGTTCATCCCGATACGCCCAGCTCACCAGCTTCTCGATATCGATCGTCTTGCGCATCTTCGCCGCCTTCAAGGTGTGGTCCAGGTGGTCCATGTTGGTCCAGTCAGAAAAAACAAAGCATGGACCGCATTCCCGCTTGTTTTTCAGTTACTTGAAGCCACGGTCCAGCCGGTCCATGCATTTTCACTGCCGGAGAGAACAGGCCGGAAGGGGTATATCGCCCCGTCGCGCACGCACGCGCGGGGCTCGAATTTGCATGGACCACATGGACCACGTGGACCAGCCCTTGATTTCATTGACGTTTCGCGGTCCATGCGCCGTCCGCCGGTCCAGGCGGATCGTGGACCGCAGACGCCGGGAGGCGCGTCTACCCCACCCATCCTGCCCCCTCTCCAGCCCGGTCTCCGGGGCCAAAGCCATCGTCCGGCCAGTCCACGCTCTGGCCCACGGCCGTCTCGAAGAGTGCGCGCGCCTCCGCCAGATCCGGGAAGACGTAGGCGCGCTTGCGGCCCATGACGTCGCGCGGCCGGGTTTCCTGAATGCTCGGAATCAGCTTCTTGAGGGCACGGCCGAACTGGTTCATCTCCGCCCGGCGCTTGACGCCCACCTTGTCGGCAACCGTCAGATATTCCTCGTAGAGCAACTGACGCACGACAAAGCCGCCCGGCTGCCACGCGTCGTCGGATCGCAACAGGCAGCCCTCGTAGAGCCGCTCGTAGATAAAGCTGTCGACGCTATCGAGCGAGCGCAGCTTCTGCTCCAGCAGCGCGCCCGTGCGCGGGATCTTGCGCAGGTTGACCGTCGAAAGGTCGAAGGCGAGCAGATCGGCCAATAGCGCCTCCCGTCCGCCATTGTCGAGCTCGGCGAACATCTCCTCGAAATAGCCGTGGTTTTCCTTGGCGTTCGGGGCGACATCGAGCACGCAATAGCGCCGCTCGTCCTTGCCGGCCGGCACCACCCAATCCTCGTTCGAGGTCATCAACACGCGCACATGATTGTCGAGCCGGAACGGGTCGACGCCCTTGGACTCGATCATCTGCGTCGTCGAGGTGATCAGCCCCTTGAGCCGGCCTTCGGCAACCTTGTCGCCGGCCCAGACCGCCTCTTCCGCCTGCAACAGCAGGCATGCGGACATATGCGCGTTGAACTGCCCGGTGATGTAGCGCGGATCGTCGACCTGGAAGTAATGCGCCGCGATCAGCGATCCCATGACCTCGCCGAGCACCGACTTGCCGGTGCCCATCAGCCCGCGCACGACGACAGCCGTTCCGACCCGCTCGCGCGGCCGCTGCATGATCTGCGCGAACCAGCCGAACACCCAGCGGAACACCTCTTCGTCGCCGCCGCAAATGTTGGTCAGCACGTGATCGCGGAAGACGGTGTAGCTCCCCTTGCCCGCCTTGGGCTTGACCGAGAAGCCGCGCCACAGGTTGAGATAGCCTTTCGTGCCCTTGGCACCGTCCGGGTTCGGGAAAAACTCGATCCCGTCATATTGCCGCCGGTCGCGGCTGCCTTCCCATCGCTTCGGCCAGGTCACGGTCTTGATCTTGCCGTCGGCGCCGAGCACCTGTGTCGGCTTGTTGGAATACATCAGCCGGAACGCCTCAACCTGGACGATCCGCAAGCGATCCTCGATCGGCGCATCCGGCTTTTCGCGCACCATCACCGCCTTTGAACCGATCAGCACCAGCGCCCATTCCTTGTTGATCCGCTCGACGGAAAAGCCCCAGTCCTGCGGCACCATGCCAGGGGCGCCGGCCTCCTCGTCGTCGAGCGTGTCGTCTGCGAGTTCCGGTTCCTTCGCCGTTTCGATCAGCTGCAGCACGCGCGCCTTGCGGCCGTCACCGGATCCGTCCTGCTCTCCGCCGGCAGGCGTTTCGCCGTCGCTGTCGCTCATGCCACGCCCCGCCACACGTCGTTGAAATCGCCGCTCTCCGGCGCCCATGCGGTGCGGATCCGGCGCCCTGGCCGCGCCCATCGGCGGGCGGACCGCGCGTGCACCTGTTCGGCGGTAAACCGGTCGGAATCCCCGTCGCCCAGTTGCAGCACGTCCACCACATGGTCCGGGATCGGAAACGCCTTCGGATCGTCCATATCCGGCAGCGGACCCGGCACCCGTTGCGGACGCCCGGTGGTGGTCTTGAGGTCCGGATGCGCGATCGTTTCGACCGCCTTGCCGCCCAGGTGCTGGAGATCGATCGACGCCCAATAGGCCGTTCGGTCGAAATCCGCCGTGCCGATCTCGGCACAGGCGACAGAGAGCACAGTCTCGATCCCCTCGCCTATCACCAGCCGGTCGAAACGCTCCGGCTCGACCAGCCGGATCGCCCCGCGCCGCTTGCTGCCCCGGATCTTTTTCGCCGGCAGATCGTCCCCGTCCTGCGGATCGACAAGATCCACCTTCCGGCCCGGCGTCATCGGCAAGAACCAGGTCATATGCACCCCGGCAAACCGCCCATCCGGGTCGGTGATCGGGGCGAGCATTGCCGGCCCGTGATGCAGCACGAAAGGTTTCGGCTTCTTCTGACCCGGCACGCTGCGCTGGTGCCAGTAGTCAAGACCGTTCACATGCCGCAGGCGCCGGGTCGCAAGAAACGGCAGAACATCGCCAAGCCCGCGCGCGACCAGATAATCGGCAGTCTCGGACCCCGCGACAGGCGCGCCCCCGCACCAGATCTCATAGGCGCGCCGGCGCTCTTCCTCGCGCCAGCTGTTGTGTTCCGCCTCGCGTTGCGCCGCCTTGGCGGCACGATCCGCAGCGGCCCGACGCGCGGCCTCCTGGTCGACCGTGCCCGCCTTTCCATCCGGCGCGGGCTTGCCGGTCAGATGCTCGCAGGCCGCGCGAAAGTCGCTCTTGTCGATCAGCCGGGCCAGCGCGATCACGTCGCCGCCCTCCCCGCAGCCGCGGCAGTTAAACACCTGCTTTCTCGTGTTGATGGCAAAGCGGTCCGACCCGCCACAGTCGGGACATGGCCCGACCATCTCGACAGTGCCGCGCAAGCCCAATCCCCGCGCCCTGGCTTCCTCGCCTATATCGACGGCCCGTGCGTCTTCCACCCAGGCCTCGAATTCAGGATTGTCGCGCATCACCGCCTCCAGCTCGAAAAAGTCATCCATTGCGGACCGAGCGCGATCCACGATGCTCGCCGTAAGCTGCCCGATCGCCAGCGCGTCGCCACTCATGTCCGCACCTCGGAAAGCCAGGTGCCCGCCCCGTCCAGCCGCCGCCAGACCTCGCGGCCGATCATTCCCGGCCGGTCCGGGTTTTCTCGGTCGATGACGATCAGCACGTCACCGCGCGGAGACACGTCGACCACCACTCCGGACCAGCCGGCGAAGGGGCAGCGGTAGCGGTTGCCGAGGGAGAGTTGTTTGGTCATGCCGCCGCCTCCCTGCGCTTGCGCATCCCGCGCACCAAATCGCGCCGCGAGATCTCGACAGCCCCGGCTTTGACAGCAAGCGCGCGTTTGGACAGGCAAATGTCGAAGTGTTCGTTCCAGGCGCCCTGCTTCTGCAGCCACCGCCGCGAAACACCGATTTCCCGCGCCATCGCCAGCAACTCAGCCGAGGTGTCGGCCGCCATGTGACACATGACCATCCGGCCGTAACGGGCGCGCATGTCGTCGACGTAGACCGTCATGCCGCCACCGTCATGAGCGCCGACGCGCCCCATTGCTCAGCCGCGGCGCTGCACATCCCCGGGAAAGATCGCGCGCGAAGGCTTGCCCGCTCGGGCCCGGGCGGCATGCGGTGGATCAAGTTCCAGCGCTTCCATTCATCCGATCCGCGCTCCGGTTCGGTGAGTCGGTTCGTTTCGACCAGCGGACGCAGTCCGCGCAGATACCAGCCCGTCGATTTGTAGGCCGGATCGCCGAACCACCACGGCTGGACCATATGCGGCGCCGGCAGATCCGCCGGCATGCGGTCCCGCGCCAGATCGTTCATCTCGGGATTTTCGATTGCCACGCGCTCGATCGGCGCATTCCAGCATGCGGCGAAGAGGTCAACACCCTCCTCGAATTCCGCCCGCAGGTCCTCGACTGTCCGGCCTTTCGGCAATTGCTTCGGCGGCGTCCACTTGCCCGGCCCGCTCATCCAGCGTCGCCCGGAGCGGCAAAGCCGTGTGCAGGGCGGATGCATCACGGCGAGCAGATCCCAGCCATCATCAAGGATCTCGCGAATGTCGCAACGGATATGCCGGTTGCTCCCGTCCTCGGCAGGCAGGATGTCGCAGGACCAGACGTCATGTCCGCGCGCGTCGAACGCCCGGCGCATGATGCCGCTGGTTTCGCAGCCGACAAGAACGCGAAGCGCCCTCATGCCCCGGCCCTCCCGAACAGTGCCCCTTGCCGCTGATCCTCCTTGTCCATCCACCGGAAGGCCGGCTCGGTGCCGGTCCACGTCTTGTCCCAGACGAACCAGGCATTGCGCTGGGGCGGTGAGCCCTCGCCGGTGAAGTCCAGCTTCCAGCGCATGAGATAGCAGTAGGAAAACGGGTGCTGGTCCAGCAGCGCGCCGAGCCCGTTGGCCCGCGCCGCCGGCCAATCCCAAGACAGCAGAAGGGCGCAATAGTCCCAGCCGGGCAGCGCCAGCATGTGCCGCAGCCATCGGCCGTGGCCGTCGCGGGCGTTGATTTCGCAATAGGGCGGATTCGTGATCACCGCGCGCGCGGGCGCTTCCCGCCAGTCGTAGAACGACCGTACGACAACGCTGGGGCATCCATGGTCGACCAGATCGGAGCGCTCGCATGCCAAGCCTGCGGCTTCGATCTCCCTGACCATGTGACCGTAGCCCGCCGCCGGCTCCCAGACCGGCCCGGGGCGGATGCGCCCGCCGTCTCTGGCCAAGAGAGAGCGGATCGCCTCGGGTTCACCGGTCGGATAGAGATCGTGCTGGCGCCGTTCGCGCTGGGAAGGCGCGACAGAGGTTTCCGCCGCGAACAGCACTTCCGCTTGCTCGGGCTTGTGCTTCGCCTTCATCGCGGAGAAGAGCGGCTTTGCGCTCGGAGCCCCCATCACGCGGCCCTCACTTCTTCACGGATCGGAGGATCGGCTTCGATGCAATCCCGCGCCCGCAGCGCGGCACAGATGCCCCGCGTGAGTTCCTTCCCTGAACACATCCAGCGCAGGTCTCGCATCATGCTCGAGCGGGTCGCACGCCGGCTGGTCGATAGCCGTTGCGCCGCGCACAGCGCCGCAAGCTCGTCGCGCCACAGCATGTCGAGCGCGGACTCAGGCAGCGTCGTCATGTGATGCTGGACGGGCAGCCCCCAACTGCCGAGATAGTCGTGCTTGCCGCTCAGCGACCGCGTGCGAA